CGTTCGTTTACTTTGGAAGGAGTGAACTAACTTACTTCAAGGAAGTATTTTGTTATTCATAACTCTTCAAGGTAAACTACTTGCACGTGTTTCTAATTCGACTCTCTATGGAGGCTTTATGCACACTGATACTTTATTTAATCTTGCTACTTCGGTGGCTTCTGATAACAGCTTTGATCGTGAGGTTTTTATTCTTCGATTTCGAGTCACCCTTGGGTTATTATCCTCTTATGGAACTTTTAGTTCCGAAATGAGTAAGAGATATAATGACTTTATGAGTGCTCTTGAGAAGCTTGAAACCTTCGAATCTAGTCTGGATATCGTGTTGCTCACTTGGTCGCTTGATTATAGATATCAACATATGTGTATAAGCAATCACTATGAGAATCGTCTTTCTAAATTACCGACAGATCTTTCTGAGGATGATGAATCTTTCATCAAGGTATCAACATGACTGCTGGTACCGTTGTAATTGATGATCGTGTTACTGAAACACTCGGTTGTGGAGTAGTCAAACATGGCTACAACAGTTATCGAGATTGGTCAGGAACAGATAGGTCATCTCCTTTTGATCGTACTGAACACATTTACACTCTTGTTAATATCGAAGAGAATGACCCTGTTTTAAAATGGAGAGATAATTATTCTCCTCCTGGGGTTTATCCTTATACCGGTACTATTTATTCATGTTTCGGGGCGGGTTCGGCATCAGTTAAAACTTTTGATGCTAACGATGTCCTTAAGGCAATAAATAAATTAGGCAATAAGATTAGAGACCATGATTTCAATTTAGGCAATTTTATCGGTGAAAGCCGACAGACCGTCGCTCTTGTAGCAGATACGGCAACGCGAGTTGCTAAAATGTTACATTATCTTCGGGATGGCAATTTATATAAAGCTAAAAATGCAATATCTAAAGTGAAAATTTCTCATGGTCACGTGCTTCAGAAACGTTTTCCGAAACCTTTTACGGCTAGGGAAGCTAGTGATGCTGTGCTTGAACTGCAATATGGATGGCGGCCACTGTTAAGTGACGTACATTCCTCTATGCATGGACTCGCAGCGATTCATCACAAGCCTCGCGTTAATAGGTATAAAATTACGAGGGAAGTTTATGATAATCGTCTCATGATGAACGGCTCTGGACACGTTTTCGAAAGAAAACACACCATTGCACGCCATTATAGAGCGACCATTCGTAGCCAACCGAGTTTTACAACCCTGTTACATCTCAATGATCCATTGTCCGTTCTGTGGGAAGTCACACCCTGGTCGTTTGTTGCTGATTGGTTTCTACCAATTGGTGACTACCTAGGTGCTGTTGATGTCTTTCGGAACTTTGACTTTGAATCAATATGGTACACTGAAGTCGATAGACGAGAAGATCGTTATAAAGATAGTGGTGCCTCCTTTGTTGAAATTGAAGGAACACCAAATTACTATTATAAAATTGATCAAGTTTCTCGTCGCTCCAGTGCATTGAGTGCTGCTATGTTACCTTTTCCTACGTTCAAACCTTTGAAGCAGGCTCTTATGCCTGAACATTTGGTAAATGCGTTTGCGTTGTTAACTAGTAACACATCGCGATTTAGAAAGCAACTAAAGTTTTAGGACGTTTTGTTCTTGGTCCTGAGACTCTTCTTTAACACTATTAATGAGGTTTATAAATGGCTGCGTTAGCATCATTTACAATTGCAGATTTCGCTACGGTGAATCATACATACACACCAGTATCCCATAGTCCCACTAATGCTACTTTCCGCGAAACCGGGCTCTCTTCGAGTCTAGCTGCGGGGGTAATTTCATTAGATAAATTACGGGTCAAAGGAAATGGCGGTATGGAGAAGTATCGTGTGAAACTCTACCAACCAGTGCTCGAAGCCGATCTGGCTGCGAACGCGGAAGGTTATACTGCGGCTCCAAAAGTGGCTTATTCGCTTAATCTTTCTTGCGAATTTACAGCTCCCTTAAGGGCTACAGAAGCACAGAGAAAGGACGTTATTGCTTTAGGCAAATCAGCTTTAGGCTCTAACATAACCGTTATCTATGATGCTTTAGTCTCTGGCATAATGCCATACTAAACTCTATGATTCTCTTAACTATACCACTAATAATAACGTGGAGAAGTATATGTGTAACAATAACCACATTCGTAAGTTCTACGACCTCTGGAAAAAGAGAGATGACGCGTCTCTGACGTTTCGTCTTGCCTTTTATTGTGCCGAACGTAGTGGCATCTATTGTGAGCGTTTATGCGACATGGTCGCCGCTCGAGATGTACTAGGTCTCTGCACCTTCGATATAGATTATTCGGATCCATTGAATAATATTCGTGATCTTCAGTATGCTCGTCAATGTCTTGCTTTTTTTAGTAAAGACTCTGATTTGCGACTGAAAGATACCGAACGTGCGATGTATTGCACCTTTCTCGAAGCCGAGATGAAGAATCGTCAAACAAATAAGAGATGGTCACTTTTGTATGAGACAGGGAATTTATTCCACTGCGAGGACGGGTTTGTTGATTCCGTCGCTCGGAAAATTTCTCATATTTTAGGTGACTGTCCCAGTTTGCTTGATTGTGATTTCGCATTCGGTCCTGGTTCGAGTACTACTGTACGTAAACAAACGTCTGCACGTCATAAATTAGACGCCAGACCCACATGTTCTGCAGAGATGGTTGATATGATCGAATTGTATCGCCACATAGACACTCCAGCTTATTGGGAAGCTCACGCTAACCAGTTTGACGTTGTGCCCGGAGAACTCTCTTCAGTGCCTAAAAATGCACTTACAGAACGGTCTATCTTAATTGAGCCAACTTTATCTACGCCTTACCAAAAGGCGGTTGGTTCCGAGATGAAAAAACGTTTGCTAGTATTTGGTTGCAATCTTTATGACCAAAGGCAAAATCAGGAGCTGGCCCTTTTAGGGTCGATCACTGATGAAATCGTTACCGTTGATGTGAGAAATGCAAGTAATACCATGGCTTTGCTGCCTGTATATCATAGTTTTGCCTATTGTCCTGAATGGTTCTCGTTATTAGAGGGTCTTCGGACAGGTGAAGCAAAGTATAAAGGTAAGCTCAGGAAGTTAGAGATGTTCTCCTCAATGGGGAACGGATTTACTTTCGAGTTAGAAAGTTTACTCTTCTACGCAATTGCCATGACTGTTTGCGAACGCGTTGGGGCTGATACTAAATTAGTATCAGTTTATGGTGATGATATCATCATACCTACAAGTTGTTACACTATGCTTGTTACGGCCCTCCAGTTCTTTGGTTTTGAGTTAAATAAATCGAAATCATACGCGAGTGGACCTTTTAGGGAATCTTGCGGCGCAGACTATTACTTAGGCGAACAAATACGACCTTTCTATAAGAAGGATCGTTGGACAGATGCCCGCATCGTAGGTTTTTTGAACTACGATTATCGAAACTTCAGGTTAATTCCTGAAGACATACGATGTCAACTTAGGCACACGTTAGAATCCGACGTAAAAGTTGGACCTGATGGCTTAGGTGACGGACATTTGATAGTCGACGACCTTAGATTCGAAGATCTCACTGAAGCGAAGCGCCAAATAAGAAACAGGTTCAAACCTGGGCGTCAGCAACATGATCTCGACGGTTGGTTTATCACGACATATGCGAAAGTACCCGAAAGGGACATGCATCCGTTGGCGATAGGTGACCGCTTATATCCCTTATATAATATATATAGGAAACCATCGCTCATTTCCATTGAGCATAATTATTCCGCACTTGCGACTATAAACGGTAACGAACTGCTTTGGGATTTGACAAAAGAAATATTAGTCAATCCAGATTGCATTCGTTCCGCTTACGGTCCAGTGGACCCTGATTTAGAAGATGATCCGTATGTATTACGTGGTGGATGGCGATCGAAAGCCGTTCGTATTTACATGTTTAAGGGTAGTATCCCATTCGTGGGCTAGTGCTATCTGTTATAGAGTGATTTTTTTGGGTTATTATTACCCCACTCCTAAC